GAATGACTGTGCGGAACTGGTTTAAATGGGTATAGCTTACATTTAAGTCTGGTAGCTCGACCAAGAGTGCGTTAATGCAGCACTCGTCAATATCGGGAACTTGCCAGCCTTCAACCAATTTCATACGGTATCCTTGTTTGTTCCCACGGTCTAGGCTTGCCGTGAAATATCACAACCTTGGCATCGTCTACCCCTTTGGGCAGCACATCAGCCTTAAAGCTCACAATTCCATCGCTTATATCTTGCCAGTACGTCACTTTGTCCCGCATAAAGTGTTCAATGTAAGCCTGGTCACCACCCGCCGTGTACATCTGTAGTGCTGCAAACTTGTCGTACAAATCAACAGGTTTCGACCAGAACATCATGCTCGACTGCATTGCTTTGGGGTTGTACTGACCCCTGTAAACGTCACGCATAATCACAAAATCGTGCTGCTTTGCCGCCTCGATCATCGCCGTACAGTCACCAGTTAGCACCGTGTCGAGATCAAAATACAGCGCACTTGGTAGCCGAAACAACTCCATCTTTGCCCACCAACCAACCCAATCATGCAGCAAAGGGATAGTTTTGCACTCTAACTCAACGTCAGACAGACACACAAACTCATGCGGTGGCAGATACTTAGCGCACATCTTTTGCAAGGCGTAAACGTGTTCAGGCTTAAAATCACCGCCTGACCGCAATACGCTCGCTACGATCATGCGCTGAAAATGCCAACAGCTATTACTTCTACGCCTGCGCCAGTTGTGACCTTCCACGGCCCGCTACGAGAAATAGCGTTTACTTCAATGTTGTAGACGTTAACGCCTGTTCCTGCTGATGCTGGCAAAAGAACGTGCGAGAATGAGCCATCGACGATGGTAACGCCACCTGTTGCCGCTGTGGCAACAGTACAAATTAAACGATGTAAATAGTCACCAACTGCGCCTGTGCCGCCTAAAACTTGTGCGGTCTGACTTGTTGCAACGTGTTCGTATTGATATTCATAAGGTTGTGGTACGCCGCTCATAATCTTCTACTCCGGTTTGTTGTGTGGGTTGCCCACATATCATTCAAAGTTACTGTGTTCTCAGGCCCGACAATCAACGGTTTGACCATATCTGGCTGCTTAACCTTTGGCTCTAACCTCCAAGCAATCGCCAACATTCGGAACGCATCTGCTGGGTGGCTTGTCCAATCATGCCTGGGCGTTTGCCTAAACGCTTTCTTGTCCTCGTCGTATTCCCGCTGGTACTGTCGTAGTGCCTCTAGCCCATCGTGCGTTCGTTCGCTATCAAACCAACATTGCGGCAGCATTTGACGTACCGCCTGAATCCCATCTTGCACCGACAAATCAGGCACGATAGCCATGTTGTTGATGCCTAAATACTCACTCAATTGCTCAATGACTGACTTACCCGCTGCTGCTAGAGTTTTTGCCCTTGCATCGTGCGGTAGGTAATGTTTTGCGTATTTATACGGCTTTTCTACGACTATTTTAGCTATTTCTGCAATGTTTGCACCACTTATTGCAAAATAATCAATGATGTGAATTTCGTTGCGTACCACTTGATACCACCAAATAGCCGTGTCATCTCGGTAGCCCAAGTCCCAAGCCGTGTATGTAGGTAGGTGCGGATCGTAATCAACACGCCTAACTTGCCCTGCATCTGTGATCTTGCGTAAGTCCTCGCCATAGAAAGCGCCCAAGATAGCCGCCTCAAACGAACACTCGTACTCTTGTAGGAACTGGTCATCGCTAATCTGTGCGGCAGCTGCCCGTAGCTCTGTATCGGGTAGCAAACCAGACTCACTAGCCTTGAGAACAAGGTGAAACCACTCGTCAGGCGTTCGTTTAGCTTGCTCAAATATCTGCCAAAATTGGTTTTTCCCTTTAGGCGTACCAGCAAACACAGCCCAACCCTGCTTATCTGACAATGTTGGTCGAATGACGTTACCCCAAACGCTAGGTCTGAAGTCCCCGTATTCGTCCATAAACACCCCATCAAAGCCTAGTCCACGCATTGCGTCTGCGTTGTCAGCCCCAAACAAGCGTATCTTGCCACCAGTTATAAGCTCAATGGTTAGCTCGGCCTCGTTGCTTGATGCAAGCACAGGCGCAGCAAAGTGTTTTAGGTAATCCCAAGCCACAGACTTAGCCTGGCTACGGTATGGCGCAATGTAGGCAAACAACGGTTGCTGGCTCTTGCACATCAAGCCTGCCCTGATAATGTCGTTTATAGCTGCAACTGTCTTGCCGGCACGACGATGGGCCACCAAACAAGCCCAACGTTCGCTGCGGTTATGAAATGATTTGAATACCCGTCTGGGTGAGTACGGCAGTATTAGTTCTCTGCCCATTTAACCACCAAGTCACGACCATCAGCGCCAGCAATCTCGTGGCGGTCTGTTTCCTTCCACCTAGCTCTAGTCTTTAGCCAAAAAATAGCCGCAGCGGTGTTGCCGTTCTTAGCCTGTTGGAACAACGTCCCCGCAATAGCCGAGTTAGCGTCAATCCTGCCTTCGTCTAGCTGTTCTTGGTAATACTTGGTCAATGTGTCAGCAGAAATCTTTAAACGCAGGGCAATATCCTCGTGCGTAACACCAAGCGCAGACAGCCTTTTAGCCGTGTCTTGGTTCTCTTTTGTCACTTTATGAGCAGGTCTGCCTTTCTCAGCCATTTTATAACTCCGCTAAAACTGCTTTTTTACCAGTAAAGTTTTCCCATCGCTTTACTATTACGTCGCAATATTTAGGGTCTATCTCCATTAAGAATGCTTTGCGACCAGTTTTTTCACACGCTATTAAAGTAGAACCAGAACCCCCAAACAAATCTAAAACATTGCTTCCTTGCTTACTTGAGTTGTTTATTGCTTCTTCTGGAAGAAAAATAGGTTTTTGAGTTGGGTGAACATTTTTACTTTTATCGTAACCACCAAAATCCCAAACAGTAGTTTTTTTCCTATCGTCCGTAAAATACGGAGAACCTTTAACCCCAAAAAGGCAAGGCTCGTGTGCCCATTGATATCTGCCTCTGCCAAGAAGCATTGGTTTTTTCCAAATTATTTGTTGAGTATAGTTAAAACCAGAATCAACAAACGCTTTGGTAAAGTTTATTTGCTCAGAAGATGCGTGCCAAATATAAGCAGAAGAATCGTCTTTTAAATGACAATATGCAGTCGTAAAAGCATTAACCAAAAACTCATAAAACGAATTGTCATCCATCGTATCGTTTTTTATTCGTCCTAAGTCAATCTTTCCAGCTTTTGGTCTATCTTGATTTGAATAGTCTACGTTGTAAGGTGGATCGGTATGCAACAAATCAGCTTTATTGCCATCCATCAACTTATCCACAGCGTCAATACTTGTGCTATCCCCACACATAAGCCTATGGTTGCCTAGCACCCATACATCACCTAGCTTAGTAATCGGCTCTGGCGGCGGTTCTGGTACTTCGTCCTCGTCCGTTAATCCCTCAATTACTTCAACTGGGTTTAACAAGGCATTTAGCTCATCGGCGTTAAATCCTAATAGCTCTAGCGAGAACTTATCCTCAAGCAACTCGTTTAACTCGATGGTAAGCATATTGTTGTCCCACCCAGCATTTAACGCTAGGCGGTTGTCAGCAACGATGTACGCTTTTTTCTGTGTTTCGGTCAGGTCTTTTAGCTCAATAACTGGCACTTCCGTCATGCCTAGCTTACGAGCCGCCATTAACCTACCGTGGCCAGCTATGATCCCGTGTTCCCCGTCCACCAGGATTGGGTTAGTCCACCCAAACTCTTTAATGCTTGCGGCTATTTGCGCTACTTGTGCATCATCGTGCGTTCTGCTGTTTTTGGCGTAAGGTATTAGCGCCGTGACTGCGACTTGTTCGATCTTCATTACTTACCCAATTGTGGTAGTTTAAGTATGAATAGTTTAGCCTACTTATTGCGTTCGCTGATATTCTTAGCCTTTGATCGGGCATCTTCCTTACTGTTTGCGCCCCAAGCTTTTAAGGCTAACGCTAGTCTAGTAGGTTTTCCATCCTTTTCCATCGGCCCTGGCATATTGCCCATTCGTGCAAGAAAACTAGCTCGTCTTGGGTTATCACCTGACTTAACTGGTGGCTTGAGGTTCATGCCTTCTGCTTTGGCACTTGCTCGACCCTTGGCGTTTAGACCGCCAGCAGCGTTTTGCCCCTCTTTGCGTTGCCAAGCCGCTGTCATTTCTTTTCATCTTTAGCTGTTTTGGCTGATTCTTTGAAGTCTTTAGCGGTTGGTGCGCCTGGATCACCTGGCTTTCTCATGCGTTCGCCGCTGCCTGCTTTAATTCGCTCTTGTTTGGCAAGAATGTTTGCGTATAGTCCCGCTTTCATTTAAACGCCCTCAATTTGTAAAGTGTTGAGTTTAGCAACCCTGCAATCTCGTCAATTATGTTTTGTAGCTCTGTGTCTTTAGGCAATTCGTCACGAATGTCTTTTACAAAGGCTTTGACGCTAGTGATGTACTTAACTGGGTCTGTGGCAAGGTGAAAGTCTTTAGGATAGCTTTTGATCTGCTCGTAAGCCCCTTGGTAGGTTTCTGCCCAAGTATCAACTAAGTCGATGATGCCTTCGTAGTATTTTTGCAACGCTTTATGCTTGGCATAAGAGTCTGTTTGCAAGTGCATGAAGTGTGCATTTGTTCCGCTATGGAACAAAGTTGCAACGAAAACGGCAGGATAGTCCATAGTGACCTCACAAGATAGCTATCACAATTGTACAACCGCCGCCTGATTTAATCGATCCCCTTGCAATCTCTATTTTGTCAAACTGTCCGTCATCCTCAAACACGCCGGCATCTTGCAATGCGTCAAATAAACCTTTTAGCCTATTGTCTAGGTCAATGCTGCGCCTATCCCGTGGGAAGATAGTAATGATCGCCATAAGCCTGTTTAAACCAAAACTAGGCACTTTGTTGACCGTAACGTACTCTTGCACCGCTAGTTTGTAATCCCTGCCGCCCTGACTAAGTATTGTTCTGCCTCTAAAGTTGCGCCAGTAAGTGTTTACACTTGGCGGTAATGGTAATTGCAGGGTGGCAATCACAACAATGCCTCAGTTTGGGCTAATAAATCTTCTTCTGTAACCCCATACTTTTGAGCAAACGCCTTTTTACCCAGTCCGTGTACCCCATCATTGCCGGTATGATGATTTGGGCATAACGGTATAACCGGCGCATTTTCACGTTTCATTCCTAATCGTCTTATGTGATGAATATGGGCTGGTGTTTCCCCATATCCCAAGTGTCGGCACAACGAGCATCCAAGCTCTGCAAGTTTTTCAAAGTGTTTGCGTTGTACTTTGTTCAACTTGAGCCTCCGACCATTCTTGCAGATCAACAACAACAATTTGCATATCCACGGCAATATCAGCAGATGCGTTGTATTGGCCCTTTAAAATTGCGTTTTGATATTGGTGCATCAATTTTTTTAGTTTAATAAGGCTTTCAGAATAATCTTTCATTTTGTTATTTTCTCAATTTGTCGGTTACTGGCTTGCTCAGTGCGCCAGGCATCAAATCGCATTTGTGCGCTTGTCATACGCCATTTAAGCAACTCGGCCTGCTCGGTTGCTGCCCCAATTGCATCACAATGGGTTTGATACTTTGGGTTAGCATAAGCCTCTCGCTCTTGGCCTCCAATGCTAGTTTCGCCTGATTCTTTCATCAGGATGGCTTTTAGGCTTGACTTGAACGCCTCCAGTTGCGCCAGTTCGCCCTTTGCTTTGGCATATGCCGGCGCATTGTCCCAAATGTATTCAATCGCTGGGTGTGGGCTGTATTCACTCATTTAAGCAACTCCCATGCAGTTGCTGCACATAAAGGGACTTGTCCATTTCCAATGGCTTTAAGTCTGTCCACCCTACCGGCCAACCCATTAGCCACTCGACCCACATCGGGTTCAAATGCCCACCATTCACTTGAGCCGATACAACTTCCCCTAAATTGCTTTTCCAATGATTGTCGTTTGGATTGTTGTGACGGTTCAATGCGTGTCTGCTGTCTTGTGTTTTTGGCGTTGGCCACATTTTTTGTCCTACTATGGTTTCCAAATTCGGATTTCGTTTTTCGTTCCATGCAGATTTTGGTGTTATTGTTGCTGCCATTGCACTGCAACTTCGTGGCGTTGGCCATTCCAATCGTTTTTTGAGTGCTTTGCGGCTGTTGCTGCCTCCATCCATCCCCGTTGTGTTCGGCGTGTGAAAAAATGTTTCGTTGTTTGGCTCTAATCCAAATTCTTTCTCGCTGATGGTTTGCACCAATATCGGCAGCTGATACAACGCCCCATTTTGCATTGAACCCCAGCGTGGAAAGGTCTGCAAGGACAACTCCAAGTCCTCTAGAAGTGAGCATTGGGCTGTTCTCCACAAAGACGTATTGGGGTCTAACCTCGCCAATGATCCTTGCCATGTGTTTCCACATTGAGGATTTGTTTCCTTCAATTCCTGCGCCTTTTCCGGCTGCGCTAATGTCCTGGCATGGAAATCCGCCAGATACAACGTCAACAATTCCTCGCCACGGGTTTCCGTCAAAGGTTTGTACATCATCCCAAATCGGGAAAGGCGAGAGAATTTTGTCATTTTGTCGGGCGCACAATACGCTTGCTGGGTACTGTTCCCACTCAACGGCGCAGACGGTTCGCCATCCAAGTAGGTGTCCCCCAAGTATTCCTCCCCCGGCTCCTGCGAACAAAGCAAGTTCATTAAGGCTTGGCTCATTAACCATGACATTCTAAATACCCTGATAAATTTTTAAGCAACAAAGGATCATCTTTACAAAGACCTAGAACTGTATTGCATCGATTGCATAAAATTTCTCTAATTTTTAAAGTTTTGTGGCAATGGTCAACATGAGGTTTGTTTTGTTTGTCAGTTCCAATCAATTGTTTTTTACAAATAGCACAACATCCATTTTGTTTTAAATACTGTTTATCAAACCACTCAAAAACAACCCCGTATTTTCTGACAAGCTCTTGCCTATAATTTTTATCTCTGTTATTGATTCTATGTTCTTTAACTTTTTCAGGGTTTGCAATTCTCCACGCCTTTGCCTTTTCTCTTGCATATTCAGAGCTTTTCCAATCAATTTTCACTCGACCCCCTTTCGTTTATGTCGTAGAACCAATCGTCACCGGCTGACCACTTGCGTAATCCGTCTACAGTCCAAATATGCCGTGATGCCTGAAAGTCTGGGAAATCAGTCTTTGCTGGTATCAGCGACTGGTCGTACCAAAGGCATCTATTGTTCGGTTGCGCCGCAAACTGACCATTATCCAACCGGATAAAGTTAAATGATTTGTGTTCTTCAGCAACTTCAGTAAATCCTGTGTCTACATCCATACCGTCGGCACAAAAGTCCACCGTAAACAGGTATTTACCAAAGTGCCAAACCTTGTCTTTGCCTAAGAATTTAACCCCAAGGTTACGCAAACCGATTTTTTCGTGGACCGTAAACCTGTAACCCATGCAATCCCATAGTTGCAAAACGTCAAACGGTAACTCAGCACGACTATCAATGTGCCACACATAAGCCTGAATAGGCAGTTTGTCGTACAAAGCGCCGTACCGTGGCAACAGGCTTTCGATGCGAAACACTTGCCCACGGATTGCTTTAATGCTTACCCAAATGGCAGGTTCAAATTCACCATGTCCTTTCTCAAAGTTGTACAAATACTCACGCCGCACAAAGCATTTTATTGGCGGTAAGTTTCCAATGATGTAGCTCATATCAAATCCATTTGCTTTGGCATAACTTTCCATTCCCTTTCGGCCCGACCAGATTTGCTTTGCACATTGCGACCAGTTAGCAAAATTTCATGATTGCGTTCTAATTCACTAAGCCGCCTGGCAACTTGATTGCCATCGAGTCCCGTAATCGTAGCTATACCGTCTTTACCCATTGCCCCATACTTGCATAAGGCTTGGATGATTATTGTGGCGTGTTGAGCCGCTAAAGCCTTTGCAGAGTCGGCAGCAGCCCAACTGGTTGACGGATCGGTGTTTCTAGCAACTTGGCTCATTTTGTTACCTCATCCAATGCGTAGAGTTTTACACCTTCACAATTTGGCGTTAATTCTTCCCAAACTTTGTTCATCCAATCGTATTCAAACACCCCAACAGGTTCTAATTCTTTTAATTTACGAGCAAATACTAAAGCGTTGTCAATTAATTCAATTTCACGCAAATTGCCGCAATCTTTAGCGTATTTAAGCGCCTCAATAATTATTTCAATTTTGTTCATAGCATCACCAAACTTAAAAGTGGAAAGAAACCAAACACAAGCGCCAGCATCAACAAACCAACCACCCAAGCAATTGGCGGTATACGCTCGTCAGCTCGTGTGTAGCGTGTTTGGCAACGCATTGTGCGAGTGGTGCGACCTGTCCAGTTAGGATCGCCAAGGTCAGTCAAGAAAGGCCAGTTATGCTTATTCATCGCTGCCATCTTCCTCGTTTGCCGTAACGGTTTCAATATGGTTGATGTCAATGAAATGCGTGTACAACGGAACAGCACACATCAACACATCGTCACGGTCAATTTTGATATATGGTTCGCCGTTACTGTCTGTTTTTACGCCATCAGCAAATTGATCCATAAGCTCTGCAATCTTTTTGTCGGTCAACTCACGACTAAGTTCACGCATTAATT